TTGACGGATGGCCGGCCAGGAGAACTACCAGATCGAATGGCGCGACGTTGCATCATTGCTGCCATACGCCCGCAACAGCCGGACGCACAGCGACGCACAGGTGGCGCAGATTGCGGCGAGCATTAAGGAGTTTGGCTGGACTAATCCGGTCCTGGTTGATGGCGACGGAACGATTATTGCGGGCCACGGGCGGCTTATGGCGGCTCGGAAGTTGGGGATGACGAAGGCCCCGGTGATCCGGCTTGAGCACCTGACGGAGGCGCAAAAGCGGGCCTATGTGATTGCTGACAACCAGCTGGCGCTGAACGCCGGCTGGGACAACGAGATGCTGAAGGTCGAGATCGGGGAGCTGGCGCTGGGTGACTTTGACCTGAGCCTGCTTGGTTTTGACGATAAGGTTTTGGCCGGTCTGCTTGCGGAGGAGACGGAGGGGCTAACGGATGACGACGAAGTGCCGGATGTGCCGATCGACCCTGTTTCGGTCGTCGGTGACGTTTGGACGTTGGGGCGTCATCGTGTCGTATGCGGTGATGCGACGAGTGCCGACGATTGGTCAAAACTTGACGTTGGGGAAGGTTTTGTTTTGTTCACTTCACCGCCATACAACGCCGGGAAAGCGTCTGGTCTACGAGACAAATACAAACCCGGCGTTGCTAAATCCAAAAAGTTTTATGACAAGTATTCTGACGATCTATCAACGGACGAATACACAAATCTTCTTAGATCGTGCATGTCTGCGGCGTTCCCGCATGTTGAAGCTATGGTGTTCAATGTCCAGCCGTTAGCTGGCGCAAAACGATCGCTACTGAGCTGGATGAATGAAACATCTTCTAACTTGGTTGATGTCATCACATGGGACAAAGGCAACGCTGCCCCCCACATCCAGCCGGGGATTATGGCAAGCCGGTATGAGTGGCTTGTGATTTTTTCAAAGGAACAGAACGCCAGCCGCGTTGTTCCGTTTTCGTCGTGGCAAGGCAAGTTTTCGAACGTCTATCAAGCTCCCCCACAACGCGACAACAAATATGCGTCTATCCACGGAGCGACGTTCCCGGTTCATTTGCCTGAGTTCATCGTTGGCGATCTGATGAACCGGTGCCGTGGCGTTGTTGATTGTTTCCTTGGGACAGGAACGACGATTATTGCCGCAGAGAAGTTGGGGCGCGATGGGCGTGGGATTGAGTTGTCACCCGCCTATGTCGATGTCGCCATCAAACGCTGGCAGGACTTTACGGGCCAGAAAGCAACGCTAGACGGTGACGGTCGGACGTTTGACGAGCTTGCTAATGAGCGCCTAGCAAATAAGGCAACGGCATGACGATTAGCTGGTTCCGATACGTCAGACATGCTGACGTTCAGAAATACGCAGCGGAGGGTTGGACTTACGCCGCGGATCTCGGCCCGACGCATGGACTTTGGAGCGTGCTGATGCAATGGTCCCGTTCGGGAAGCCCGCCAGTGGAAGAGACGGACCTACTGGATGCCGCAGCCGCCAATAACGAGAGCGAAGGCCGAGGAGACGATCAGCGGCCTGATAGCGGCGCTACGGGCTGGGCATCCGAAGTCGAAGGCGATCGTTTTCCTGGCGAAGAAGTTGGGCGTCAGCGCCGCGACGATCTACACCAGGCTGCGATCTGACGGCCCGATCGCCAGGACTTTTCCGGATCTTTTCAGCAAGTTTGTCGACGCAGATAAGCCCGCCACGCCGCGGGATGTCGAGTTCCAGCCCGTACAAAGAGCGCGTGTGTCAGTACGGGCTGGATCCTCTCCTGAGCAGGAGACGATGCGCGTCTGCGCGATCGGAGACGTGCATGACAGCCCAAAGCTGGACAAGGATCGGTTCAAGTGGTTCGGGCGGCACATTGCGTCGACCAGGCCCGACAAGGTTGTGCAGATCGGTGACTTTGGAGACTTCCACAGCTGCTCGAGCCATGAGCCGATCGGGAGCCTGAGTGCGTCGCTGAAGCCGTCGTACCGCAGAGATCTCGAAAGTTTGGAAGAGGCTCTGGCACTTATCCACAGCGAAATTAGTGGCAGCAATATCGGCCTGCATGTGGTTGAGGGGAACCACGAGGATCGGGTTTACCGGTTCCAGGATCTGCATCCTGAAGCTGACGGCATGTTCGTCAACGCGCTGCAGGATGTGTTCGCCAGGTATAACTGGCGATCGAAGCCTTATGGCGAGTTCCTGTTTTTGAACGGCGTCGGGTTTGTGCATGCGCCGAAAACGATTATGGGCCGCGCGTATGGCGGGAAGAACTCGGAGCAGCAGATCGGGAACGATGCGCTGTTCTCTGTCGTGTGGGGCCACACGCACCGCGCGGTGTTTAAGCAGATCCCGAAGATTGGCCCGCAGCAGCACATCGAGGTGCTGAACCTGGGGAGCGCGATGCCGCAGGGCTATGTGGCGCCCTACGCTGGCACGGCGACGACGGGTTGGACTTACGGTCTATTCGATCTTGAGCTGCGTGGCGGTCACGTTGTCGGCCACCGGTTTATCGGCATGGACAGTTTGCGTTCTATGTACGGAGATTGACAATGGACGAGGACGACGAAGTGGTGGTTGTCGGGCAAGAGAGCGAGCTGGCGCAGCTGGCCGGTGCGTTGTGTGAGTTGGCGCAGCAGATTGATTTGACGCGCGACGACGATGCGCGGATTTACTTGTTGCAGGCGATGGCGGGCATCACATACATGCTCAATCCGCCTAAAGGGGAGGTTCATGTCTTCGACGGAAGCAAAAAGCGGTAACGATTTTATCGCGTTCATTGAGCGGTACGAGCGCGATCCTGTCGGGTTCGTCGAGAACGTGCTGGAGGCGAAGCCGTTGCCCTGGCAGAAGGACTTTCTGCAGGCGATTGCGCGCGGAGAGCGCCGGATCTCGGTGCGAGCCGGCCACGGCGTGGGCAAGTCGACGGCGTGTTCCTGGGCGCTGATCTGGCACATGACGACCAGGTATCCACAGAAGAGCGTGGTAACGGCGCCGACGAGTGCCCAGCTGTTCGATGCGCTTTATTCTGAGCTGAAGACGTGGATCAACAAGCTGCCGCCTGTGCTGCGCGAGAGCTTTGATGTGTTCTCCGATCGCGTTGTGCTGAAGGGAGCGCCTGAGAGTTCGTTTATTTCGGCTAGGACTTCGTCGACGGAGCGGCCCGAGGCTTTGGCGGGCGTCCATTCCGAACACGTTTTGCTGGTGGTGGACGAAGCATCAGCCGTTCCGGAGCAGGTTTTCGAGGCGGCGGCTGGTTCGATGTCTGGTCACTCGGCATCGACGATCCTGATCAGCAACCCGACACGCAATTCGGGCTTGTTTTACAAAACACACCACGATCTTGCGTCTGATTGGTATCGGATGCACGTTTCCTGTCTGAACATTCCACTGGTTTCGGCTGACTTCGTCGCGCAGATCAAGGCGACCTACGGCGAAGAGAGCAATGCGTTCCGGATCCGCGTCCTTGGGGAGTTCGCGCTTGCGGATGACGACACGCTGATCCCCGCGGAGCTGGTCGATGGAGCGATTGCGCGTGATGTGGCCGCTTCTGGTTCTGAGCCTCTTGTTTTTGGTCTCGACGTGGCGCGTTTTGGCTCTGATAGGACTGCTCTAGTGAAGCGCAAGGGCAATGTTGTGCTCGAGGTGAAGAGCTGGGGCGGTCTCGACACGATGCAAGTTGTCGGCGCGATCGTGAATGAAACAAAAATGGACAAGCCGGACGAGATTTGCGTCGACACGATCGGTCTCGGGTCTGGTGTTGCCGATCGGTTGCGCGAATTGGGGCTAAATGTGCGTGACGTGAACGTGGCCGAGAGTTCTGCCATGAACCCGAACGCAAACAAGCTGCGCGATGAGCTATGGTTGAGCGTGAAAGAGTGGCTTGCTACTAAATCGGTGAAATTACCGGCAGATGAGCAGCTGCGGCATGAGCTGGTGGCGCCTCGATACACGTTTACGTCGTCTGGCAAGGTCCAGGTTGAGAGCAAAGACAGCATGAGGAAGCGCGGGATGCGCTCGCCTGACTTGGCCGATGCGTTGTGCTTGAGTTTCGCGTCGAATGCGGCAATGGTCGGAGGACGCGCGCCTAAGTGGGTTCCAGGTCAGGCGCTTAAGCGTCATATTCGCGGCGTTGTGTGATAGAGGACAGCGGCAATGGCTAAGACACCCGCGTGGACGCGCAAAGCAGGCAAGAACGCGAAGGGCGGGCTGAATGAAGCCGGTCGTCGATCGTATGAGGCTGCTAATCCTGGCTCCGATTTGAAGGCGCCTGTGAAATCAGGCGACAACCCTCGCCGCGCGTCGTTTCTGGCTCGCATGGGAAACATGCCTGGACCTGAATACAAGGACGGTGAGCCGACGCGGTTGCTGCTGTCGCTAAAGGCGTGGGGCGCCTCAAGCAAAGCGGACGCCAAGAAGAAGGCGGCAGCGATCAGCAAGCGCAACGAAGGAAAAAAGAAATGAAAAAGGTCTGGAACACGAAAGATCCGACGAAGACAGACAAGAAGCTGTCTCCGTCGCAGAAGGCGTCCGCGAAGGCTGCAGCTGCAAAAGCTGGCCGTCCGTATCCGAACCTGGTCGACAACATGCGTGCCGCTAAGAAGAAGGGCAAGTGACATGGAAGAAGAGATGCAAGGCGGTCAATGCCCCGTTGCGACGAAAGACATCACGATCAACCTGCAGAACCGCGGGCGCGCGATCGACAAGGCCAACTATGGCCCGATGAACCCGCGCGAGCCGAACGATCGCTACTGGCAGCAGCTGGCGGCGAAGTGGGACGTGCCGGTTGAGGAAGCGAAGACGATGCGCTGCGGCAACTGCGCGGCGTTCAATCAGACATCAGCAATGATGGCCTGCATCGAAGCGGGTCTCGGAGGAGAAGGACGAGCAGATGACCCTATGGACACGGTTGAAGCAGGCGATCTCGGGTTTTGTGAGATCTTTGACTTCAAATGCGCCGGAGAGCGCACCTGCGACGCCTGGATCGTCGGAGGCCCCATCACCGACGAAGAAGAGGGCGACGAGTACGAAGACGGCGAAGAAGGCGACGACGAGTACGAAGCCGAAAGCGAAGAGTACTAAGAAATGAAAGTCGCCGTCTGCATTCCCGCGCGCGAGACGGTGTGTTCTGGCTTTGCGAAAGACCTGGCGATGTTGACTGCCAACATTTACGCCGGTCTTCCGCAAGGCGGCGTGTTCAACGTAAACATCTTAAGTGGAACACTGATCGCAGATCAGCGGCAGAACCTGGTTCGCAAGGCGTTTGCGGCTGACTACGACTATGTGCTGTTCCTGGACGCCGACATGCGGTTCCCAGCTAACACATTCTGGCAGCTGCAGAAGCACGACAAGGACATCGTCGCGGCGAATTATCCGACGCGCCGGATCCCAGTGAAGACGGTCGCGTTCCGTGACTTTGCAAACCTCGAGTGCATCTTTACGGACGAAAACAGCAAAGGCCTCGAGGAAGTCGACGCAGTCGGCATGGGCTGCATGCTGATCAAGATGGACGTGTTCCGGAAGTGTCCGCTGCCCTGGTTCAACCTGGCCTGGTTGCCGTCCGGCAACGTGTGGGTTGGCGAGGACATCTACTTCTGCAAACTGGCCCAGGCGAACGGGTTCAAGGTCTACATCGACCACGACCTGTCGAAAGAGGTTAAGCATATCGGCACGATGGAGTTCATGCACGACCACGCAAACGAGTGCAGGACAGACGAGCCGCAGGACATCCAAGACGCAGCCGGGAAGATCCAAGCGATGGAGACGGTGGAATGAAAAAGACAAAAGCCGAGAAAAAGATCAGCAAGGTGATGACTGAGTTCGGTGCCGGCAAGCTGCACAGCGGATCGAAAAAGGGTCCGGTTGTGAAGTCTCAGAAGCAGGCGATTGCGATTGCTCTATCGGAAGCGGGCAAGAGCAAGAAGAAGTGAAGCACTTCTACGACACGATCGACGGCTGGTTCAACTTCAGCAAGCCGTACCGCGACGCGGTGCGGTCTGCCAAAGATGGCGCGATCTTTGTCGAATTAGGGTGCTGGAAGGGCAAGTCTGCGGCGTTTCTTGGCGTCGAGATCGTTAATAGCAAGAAAGCTATAACGATGCACTGCGTCGACCATTGGGGAGGATCAAATGAGCCTGCTCACAAGACTGACCCCGATCTTGAGCGCGTTTATGACATCTTCAACGCCAACCTGGGGCGCATCAAAGGCCTCAATCTTCACGTTCACCGCATGGCGTCGGCGCCTGCAGCTCATAAGTTCGCGGATGCGTCGATCGACTTTGTGTGGGTCGATGCCGGACACGAGTACGAAGACGTGATGGCAGACATCGAGGCGTGGTGGCCGAAGCTGAAGGGCGGCGGCGTCATGGGCGGTGACGATTACCCGATGGATGGTGTAAAGAAAGCGGTAGACGCAATTTTCCCAGGGCGCGAAGTCGGCTCAGAGAATGGCTGGCAGTGGTGGCGCGTTCGGAAGAAGGATTGAAACGATGGCAATGCTCCCTGGCAAGTACGACCCAAGCTACACGCCGATCCCGATCGAGAAGGATTTTAACGACGCCACCGGCCTTCTCGTTCCGGAAGAGGGGCCGATGGACGACGACGAGTTTTCCTATGTCGTCCGTCAGGCGATCGAGAACTCAGAGACCTACATCGACAGTTTTCTCGCGCCAGCGCGCGAAGCGGCGATGGCGTACTACCTGGGCGACAAGTTCGGGAACGAAGAGGATGGTCGATCGCAGGTTGTTCTGACGGAAGTCCGCGACACGATCCTGGCAATGCTGCCGTCGCTGCTCCGGATCTTCACGGGGCCGGAGAAGGTCGTCGAGTTTGTTCCGAAGCAGCCCGAAGACATCGAGGCCGCAGAGCAGGCGACAGACCTGATCAACTACATCTTCATGCAGGAGAACCCCGGCTTCCGGATCCTGCACGATGCAATGAAAGACGCTCTGATCCTCAAGACGGGGATCATCACCTGGTACAAGGTCGACGACGAGAGCGTCGAGTATTTCAGCTATTCGGGCCTGACCGCAGACGAGATGATGCTCATCCAGAATGAGCCTGGCGTTGAGGTCGAGGAGATGATCGAGGAACTGGATGCGGCGATCGGCATACCGTTCTACTCGCTCCGGATCCGCAAGACGAAGCGCACGCCGCGCTACGTTGTCGAGTGCATCCCGCCCGAGCAGTTCCTGATCGACAGCGAAGCGACCAGCATCGACGACGCTCTATTCGTTGGCCGGCGCAAGCTGGCAACGGTCTCTGAGCTGGTGGCGATGGGATACGACCGCCAGGTGATCGAGCAGAACGCCGGCACGGGTGGGTTCGAGGACAACCAGGAAGTCCTGGTCCGCAACCCGGCAGATCTGTCTGAGTTCGGGTTCGACGACAGCAACGACACGTCGACCGAAAAGGTTTTCTACGTCGAGAGCTATATCCGCGTCGACAAGGACGGCGACGGCATTGCCGAGCTGCACAAGGTCTGCAGCGTTGGCAATGGCGCCTACATCCTGTTCGACGAGGTCGTGCAGCACGCTCCGTTTGCGATCCTGTCGCCGGATCCGACGCCGCACACGATCTTTGGTCAGTCGATCGCAGACCAGACGATGGATCTGCAGCTGATCAAATCGACCATCATGCGCGCCACGCTCGACAGTTTGGCGCAGTCGATCCATCCGCGCATGGCTGTGGTCGAAGGCCAGGTTAATCTCGACGACGCCATGAATACGGAAACTGGTGCCCTGGTCAGGGTGCGTCAGCCTGGTGCGATCGCGCCCCTGGTCGAGCCGTTTGTGGGGCAGGCGGCTCTCGGCGTCCTGGCATACATGGACGAGATCAAGACGCAGCGCACGGGCATCTCTAGGGCCTCCCAGGGCCTCGATGCGGACGTTCTGCAGTCGACCACCCGCGCGGCGGTCCAGGCGCAGCTCACGTCGTCCCAGGAGCGCGTCGAGATGATTGCGCGCCTGTTCGCTGACGGTCTCAAGCGGTGCTTCCAGGGCATTCTCAAGCTGGTTGTGCAGCACCAGGACAAGGCCAAGATCATCCGCCTGCGTAACAAGTTCGTGCCGATCGACCCCCGCGGCTGGGACGATGGCATGGACATGACGGTCAACATCGCCCTGGGCCGCGGCTCTGACGAGCAGCGCATGGCCTTCCTGCTGCAGATCATTGGGCAGCAGAAAGAGATCATCCAGGTTTACGGTCCGTTCAATCCCCTGGTCGACCTGCAGCAGCTGCGCGATGCGCTGGCCCAGGTTACGCAGCTCGCCGGCTTCCAAGATCCGACGAAGTTCTGGAAAGAGATCAACCCGCAAGAAGTGCAGGCCTATATGCAACAGATGGCCGGCAACAAGAAGAAGGATCCGGCTGAGATGCTGGCAGAGGTCGAGGCCGAGAAGACCAAGGCAGACATCCTGATCAATGCCGCCAAGCAGGAACTCGAGCGCAACAAGGCAATGGCCCAGGCCGACATTGAGCGCGACAAGCTCTTCGTCGATGCCATGATCCGCGCCGTCGAGCTTGAGGCCAAGTACGGCACGCAGGTCGACATGGCGATGATTAAGGGCGAGGTCGATCGCCAGCGTGAAGAAATCCGTGCCATGTTCAGTGCGGCTGCAGCGCAAACAGCTGCGGCACCGGCACAACCCGCTCCGATGCAAATGCCACCAATGGGGATGTGATGGCGACGTTTGAAGAGGAAGACCTGTTTCGAGAAGCTAAGGCTCTCGCGAACAGCAAGGCCACGATGGAGGTCATCCGCCGCATTGAGCAGCGGCTGACTGAAGATTGGGCGAACTCTGACCCCGAAAAGTACGAAGCACGCGACGCGGCATACCACCTCGTTCGCGCAGTTCGCACGTTTCGGGACGAGCTTGCGGCGCTGGCAAGTACGCCAGACGTGACCGCGTTCAACCGTCGCTTGAAGGGCGACAGATAAGGGAGTAAATACATGAGTGGAGCCGAGCAGTCGCAGCCCAGCGAAATCGGCATTGCAGAAGCAGCAGACCGCATGGCGGCATTGATGGGAGCCTCTGAGGCCGAACCCACACCCGCCAAAAGTCAGCCTGCCCCTGCCGCGACCGAAGAGGTCGAGGCGTCTGCGGAAGATGTCGAAGAGACGCCTTCTGAGGATGGAGAGGCCGCAGAGACCGATGAGGTTGAAGCGTCATCCGACGAAGATGCGACGGAAGCCGCAGAGGACGACGAAGATGGTTCGGAAGGTGAGCTTTCAGATGACACGCTCGTAACCGTCAAGATCGACGGCAAGACGCAGCAAATCACTCTGAAGGAAGCACGGGAAGGCTATCAACGGCAGTCCGATTATTCGCGTCGAATGAATGCTCTCCGCCAGGAGCAGCAGGCAATCGAAGCGGTCAAACAGCAGGTACTGGTTGAACGGTCGCAGTACGAGCAGATGCTCCCGGCCTTGCAGCAGCAGCTCATGCAGCTGATGCCTCAAGAGCCAAACTGGGAACAGCTCCACCGCGAAGACCCGCTCAACTATCCGCTGATCAGAGACCAGTGGCGCGACTATCAGGAGCGCCTTGCTGCGACGAAAGCCGAACAGGAACGTCTCAGCTATCTGCGTCAGCAGGAAGAGCAGATGCGCCAGCGCATGATCGTTCAAGAGGGCCAGAAGTGGCTCGTCGAGAAGGTTCCTGAGTGGCGCGACGAGAAGAAGTGGGACGAAGCGCGTAGCAAGCTCAAGGATTATGGCCGGAAGATTGGCTATACCGACGAAGAACTCGCGCAAGCATACGATCCCCGCGCTCTTCTAGTTCTCGACAAAGCTCGTAAATACGACGAGCTGACGGCCAACCGTCCTAAACCTGTCAAGCAGGAAGGCGGTCCGAAGCCGATGAAAGCGGGAACAACTGCCTCTACACCTCGCAAAACGACCGAAATGACGCGAATGAAACAACGTCTCGCTAAAACTGGCCGCGTCGAAGACGCAGCCGCATTTTTCGGTCTACTAGACAGCAGGAGGTAAGCCAATGGCTTCCGTTTCTAAAGTTACCACCTACGACGCGAGCAACGCGATCCGCGAAGATCTCGCCAACATCATCTACGACATCTCGCCCGTCGATACGCCGTTCATGTCGAACGTCGGTCGTGACACTGCATCGAACACCTACTTCGAGTGGCAGACAGACGAGCTTGCAGCTGCCGGCGCGAACGCCGCGGTTGAAGGTGCAAACGCTGGCGATGCCGACTTTGATGCAACTCTGCGCGTGGCGAACTATTGCCAGATCTCGACGAAGATCGTGTCGGTGTCGAACACCGCCGATGCCGTCAATACTGCAGGGATGCGCACGGTCATGGCCTATCAACAGGCCAAAAAATCTAAAGAGCTAAAACGCGATATGGAATTTATCCTATTGCGTAACCAGGCTGCTAACGCTGGTGGCACGTCGACCGCTCGCAATACTGCAGGTTTGCCTGCGTGGTTGCAGACAAACATTCAGGCTAACAGCGCAACTGTTGGCACGATGTCTGGCGCAAGCGGAAACGGCTATCCGAATGCTGCTTGGACAAACCTGTCGACATCGACTGACGTAGCGTTCACAGAAGCCATGCTCAAGACTGCTCAACAGCAGGCTTGGTCGGAAGGCGGCAATCCGTCGATTCTCATGGTTGGTCCGTACAACAAGACGGTCGCCTCGGCGTTCGCTGGTCTCGCTGAACAGCGCGTCACCTACAACCAGGTGAAGCCGCTGAAAATTATTGCGACAGCAGACGTATACCTCGGAGATTTCGGGGAGTTGGCGATTGTTCCAAATCGGTTCCAACCTGAGAACTTCGCGTTCGTCCTCGATCCCGAGTACGCATCTGTCTCCTACCTGCGTCCGTTCCGCGTCATCGACATCGCCCCGACAGGCGACGCCGTGAAGAAGGAACTGGTCGTCGAGTACGGCCTCCGCGTGAAGAACGAAAAGGCTCACGCGATCATCGCCAACCTCACGACCTCGGCGTGATGAAAAGTGGGGGCGGAGAAATCCGCCCCCATCTTTCAACGGAGAGAGATTGATGGCGGAAGAGTTCGCGCCTGGATCATTCAACCTCGGCGGTGACGAGTTCACCGGATCAATGACGAAGATGCACATCACGCCAGATGGCAAGATGCACATCGAAAACATTTACCAGGTTGACCCGATCATTGAGCAGGCAAAAGCAGAGCGAAACGAAGTTTCACGCACGGAAAAAGTGGGCGACATGGTGAAGGTGGCAAGCCTTCCGATGCACGTCTATCTTGATCTACTTCAGCGCAACATCATTGGCGACAAGATGGCGATGCGCCGCTGGTTGAAGTCAGACGAAGCGCAGCCTTATCGCACGCACTGGATGGCAAGCTGATGGCGACGATCACGAACTACACGACGCTGCAGAGCACGATCGCAGACTATCTGAACCGCGCGGATCTGAACTCTCAGATCCCGACGTTCATTCAGATGGCAGAAGCAGACATGAACACACGTCTTCGCACGCGCGAGATGATCGTGCGAGCGGAAGCTACAAGCAGCGCCGAGTATGTTCAGCTGCCAGCAGATTGGCTTGAAGCTATCAATCTGCACATCGTCGACGGCAAGCAGCCGCTGCGGTTTGTGACGCTCGACGAAGCCGATCGCATCATCAAGGAGAATATCTACACGCAGGTCGCGGCGTTCTCACTGATGAACGGCGCGATCGAGCTTGTGCCTCCTCCTGGCGCCGATGTCGACATCGAGATGATTTACTACGCAAAGATCCCGACGCTGTCAGCGCAGCAGACAACAAACTGGCTTCTTACAAAGGCGCCTGACGTTTATCTGTACGGATCTCTTCTGCACGCGCAGCCGTTCTTGATGGACGATCAGCGGATGCCGGTTTTTGCAACTCTTTACAACTCTCGGATCGAAGCCCTAAACGAAGAGAGCATGAAGTCAACACACAGCGGATCTCCGCTGATTGCTAGAGCCAGGAGGGTCTACTAATGGCTGGACTGACGAATTACGCTGAAGACCTGGTCCTTGATTGGCTCTTCACAAACGCATCAGCGACCCGTCCGACATCTTGGTATGTCGGCCTCTATACCGTTGCGCCAGGTGAAGGCGGCGGCGGAACTGAGGTGTCAGGCGGATCCTACGCCCGCACAGCAGCGACATTCACTGTGTCTGGTACGGCGCCGACGACGGCATCAAATGACGCCGCGGTTGAGTTTCCGGAGGCCTCGGCGTCCTGGGGGACGGTTGTTGCCGCCGGCATCTTCGACGCCTCTACCAGCGGAAACCTGATTGCGTTTGCCAGCCTGACGACCAGCAAGGCGATCGACACGGGCGACGTGCTGCGGTTCAACACTGGCGCACTCGACATCACGCTTGACTAATGGCGTACCTAGGTCGGGCATACGGTGAGTACGACTATGGCGACGGAGCCTACGGGACTTCCGTCGTCATAAACGTCGACCCGTATCCCGGTCGAGACTATGGCGGCTGGGACTATGGCGCCTGGAGCTACGGCGAAAGCCTAAGCCTTGATCAGATCGTCATCACGTCAGACGCGGCAGCGACATCGACCAAGATCGTGTCGGCTGTCGCGGAGGCGATGTCGACGACGAGCGGAGCGGCTGCAGCGGCAAACACCGAGATCGCTGCCTGCTTAATCGAGATCGTGTCGGGGGCTGCAGCTGAGGCTGCGCGTGTCCGTGAAGCAGCGGCGCTGGCAGTGTGCGTGTCTGATATGTCTGCCGTGGCAGACCGAGACACGAACGCGACGGCAGCTGGATCGTCTACATCTGACGGAACGGCGTCGGCATACATCTCAATCATCGTTGACGCGATCGGAACGTCTGAGAGCGACGCGATATTCACTCCGACGCGGTTCACGTCAGCGGCTGCGCTAGCGACCTGTCTGTCGGACGCCACTGCCACTGGAAACGCCGACTATTCTGCTGTAGAGCTAATCACTGTCCAGAGCGACATGACGGCAGCTCCGCAGCGCAAACTGTTCTTGTCTGCTGTCGTCTCTGTGACATCGAGCATGACGGCCAACGGGCGCTATCTTTGGGAGAAGGAAACGGTAGCGGCAGAGGATTGGAACGCACAGTCTGCCTCTGCTACGACTTGGACTAAGCAGTCCGTTTCCTCTGAAACTTGGACAATCCAATAGGAGGCTACATTGGCCGACAGCTACACAACCAACCTAAACCTGACCAAGCCGGAAGTTGGCGGAAGCCGTGACACCTGGGGCACCAAGGTCAATTCGGATTTAGACGACATTGATGCCGTCTTCGCAGCTGCTGGTACTGGCACGTCTGTCGGCCTCAACGTCGGCTCAGGCAAGACGCTAAGTGTTGCTGGCACTATTAACGTAACAGGAACGGTGTCTGGCGGCATTTTAGCTACGCTTACCGGCACACAAACACTTACAAATAAAACGCTGACAACTCCTGTTATCAACGGGTTTACTGGTGACACATCGCTTGTCAACATTGGGTCTGGTCAACTTTATAAAGCAACTGATGGTAAGGTTGGTTTTTCTACAACATCGCCTGCGTCAATTTTAGACGTAAATGGCAACGTCGCGCAGAACGTAGTCGCTGTGTCGGCATCAGCGATCGACTGCTCTGCAGGAAACTACTTCACGAAGACAGCAAGCGGCGCTCTGACTTGGACTTTCACGAACGTGCCGTCGTCGCGTGCGTTCACTGTGATCCTCGAGCTGACCAATGGCGGCACTGGGACGCAGACCTGGCCGGCTGCAGTCAAGTGGCCTGGTGGAACGGCCCCGACGCTGACAGCGTCCGGCGTCGATGTGCTGGCGTTTGTGACTGACGACGGCGGCACGACCTGGCGCGGTGTGGCGCTGATGATTGACAGCAAGTAAGGGAAGAGAGCTGTGCTGAACGATCTGCTGGCTAAAAACCAATCAAGCGACAAACTGTACGTCGAAGACGTGTTCAGCACTTGGCTCTACACAGGTAACGGCAGCACCCAGACGATTACCAACGGGATTAATCTTGCTGGTAAGGGTGGTTTAGTTTGGACAAAAAGCCGCAATCTAAGTGGCGGACATGCGTTGATAGATACAACGCGAGGCGCTGGCAACCAGCTAGGATCGAACTCAACTGACGCAAATAAGTATGCAAGTGATAGCATTACCTCATTTAATAGTAATGGATACTCGTTAGGGGCAGACGCCACCTATGGCAATGTTAACATCTCCGCTTCTTACAATTATGCCTCATGGACCTTCCGCAAAGCGCCGAAGTTCTTTGATGTTGTGACGTACACGGGGGATGGCACAACAGGGCGCGTTATAAATCACAATCTTGGCTCATCGCCGGGAATGATTGTTTTTAAAAATTATAGTGGCATATCGCAATGGCCTACTTGGCACAGAAGCCTTTCTGCAAATAATATTTTGTTTTTAAACAAAACAGACGCTTCGACTTCTTCTAGCGGTTATGTTTCTGCCGTATCAAGTACGACATTCACAATCAATGCTAGCGTAAACACTAACGGGGAAACTTTTGTCGCCTACATCTTCGCCCACGACACCACGGCTGATGGTATCGTGCAGTGTGGGAGCTTTACGACTGATGGCTCTGGAAACGCGACGGTGAACCTTGGTTGGGAGCCGCAGTTTATTCTTTGGAAGAATACCTCGACAGCCGGTTCTAGCTGGCAAATGGCCGATAATATGCGTGGCCTTTCTTTAACGGACACCAACCGATTGTTGCCTAACGGTACTAACGCTGAACTTTCTGGATCACTTATTGCTCCACCAAACTCGTCTGGTTTTACAATTACTGGAACAAGTGCTTCAGTTAACTGGGTATACCTCGCCATCCGCCGTGGCCCTATGCGCGTGCCGACAGATGGGACGAAGGTGTTTAGTCCAGACATAGGTTCTTCAACTGGCATATTTGATTCAAATTTCCCAGTTGATCTATTTTTAAGAACAAGAAGGTCTGATGGGATAAACATTACATCTTCACGCCTGCAAGGCGATGGAACATATATAAGAACATACTCAACAGCAGCCGAAGCAACAGGTGGCGGCGATAAATTTGATAGTAATACATCGCTTTATTTTAGCGGTGGTGCTGATTTAACGGGTTGGATTGCGTGGTTATTCCGCCGCGCCCCCGGCTTCGTTGATGTTGTCTGCTACACAACTACTAATTCAACAAATCAAAGAATAACACATAATCTTGGTGTGGCCCCAGAGATGATAATCACAAAAAATAGGGGCAGCGCCGGAACATGGTTTACTTATGTCGTAGCATTGGGACGATCCAAATACTTATCTTTGAATGGTGCAGCGGCTAGCAACGGGTTTGGAAATGATTGGGGAACAAGTGATCCAACTTCTACAGATTTTGGATATAACACACAAATATTTCAATCTAGCCCATATAGCGGAAACACAGTTGTAGCGTATCTTTTTGCAACATGCCCCGGCGTCAGCAAGGTGGGAAGCTACACAGGCACAGGCACAACGCTGCAAATCAACTGCGGCTTCACCAATGGCGCGCGCTTTGTCCTGATTAAACGGACTGACAGCACAGGCGATTGGTACGTTTACGACAGCGCCCGCGGCATCGTCAGCGGGAACGACCCGTATCTGCTCTTGAACTCGACAGCTGCTGAAGTCACAAACACTGACTACATCGACCCGCTTTCAACTGGGTTTGAACTCAGCAGCACCGCGCCAGCTGCGCTCAACGCAAACGGCGGCACCTACATCTACCTGGCGATCGCATAAGGAGGCCAAGCAATGCCTGATTATCGTGTCCGCGCCTCTGGCGAAGTCATCTCCGATCTCGTCCATGCGTTCCCTAATGTATCAATCCCGCAGCCGCCGTCGATCGCGGATCTCGACAGCCTTGGCGTCGATCCAATCCTTGAAGGCCCGCAGCCGCCGCTGACGCGCTTCCAGTACGCCGTCCGCAGCGGTCCGACACAGATCAACGGTCAATGGTTCTGGGTCTATACAGCGGAAGACATGACGCCGGAGCAGATCCAGCAGCTCACCGATCAGCAGTGGCAGAGCGTTCGCAATGAGCGCGACACCAAGCTGCAGGCGTGCGATTGGACGCAGCTGCCTGACGTGCCGCTGACGGCAGAGCAGAAAGCTGAATGGGTTACATACCGCCAACAGCTCCGCGATGTCACGAACCAGCCTGACCCGTTCAATATTACCTGGCCGGTTGCGCCGCAGGCATAACGGGTTGCGTATGGAGCAAAGGCGATGGACCTGCAGAACGTCCTCAACTTTTCAATCGGGGCGGTTCTCGCCGCTCTAGGTTGGTTCGCCCGTCAGCTGTGGGACGCCGTCGCCGCGCTCCGCGAAGACGTTAGAAGCCTTGAGCGAGATCTCCCGCGGCACTATGTGCGGCGGGATGATTTTCTCGAGGCCATGCGTCGCATAGAGGACATGGTCGGAAAGATCTTCGACAAGCTCGACGGGAAGCAGGACAAATGACATTCGGGATCGCAGACGCAGTTGCGGCTGGCCTCAAAGTCATCGACAAGTTCGTTCCGGATCCTGAGGCAAAGGCCAAGGCCGAAGAACAGCTCCGCAGCGATCTGCAGGCCTGGGACAAGACACAGACGGATGTGAATGCCGTCGAAGCCGCGCACAGCGAGCTGTTCGTTGCTGGCTGGCGCCCAGCTCTTGGATGGACGTGCGCCTTCGCGTTTGCGTTCATCTATGTGATCGGTCCGATGATTACCTGGCTGTCGACGATGGCCGGCAATCCGATCCCGCTGCCGTCGTTTAACGTCGACGCTCTGATGGGTCTGACGCTTGGCATGCTGGGCCTGGGCGGTTTGCGTACCTACGAGAAAGTGAAGGGCGTCGCGCGGTGAAGGAAACCTGGGACGCAGCGTTCAAGGCGACGCTGAAGCATGAGGGTGGGTTCGTTAATCACCCCAAGGATCCCGGCGGAATGACGAACCTGGGCGTGACGCGCCGCGTGTGGGAAGAGTGGACGGGAAAGAAGGCAAGCGAGGCAGAGATGCGGTCTCTGACGCCGGAGAAAGTCAAGCCGCTCTACAAGGCGCGCTATTGGGACAAGATCCGCGGAGACGAGTTGCCGCCTGGTGTCGACTTCGCCATGTATGACTTCGCCGTCAACTCAGGGCCGTCTCGAGCAATCAGGACGGCTCAAAAGATTACCGGCACGAAACAGGACGGTGTGTTCGGGCCTAACACGATGGCGAAGATCGAAGCATACTGCGATCAGTATGACGCCGAGACGTTCGTCATCACCTATCAGGACGAGCGTCTGCTCTTCCTTCAGGGTTTGCCGACGTTCACCACGTTCGGTAAGGGTTGGACCAGGCGCGTGACTGAGGTAGAACATCAGGGAATAGAACTCGCCAGAACAGAGGTTGCGTGATGCCTTTAGCCCCGATCAGCCTTCCTCCTGGCGTAGTGAAGCCTGCCAC